AATGTAGAACAAGCACATCAAGCACTTTTTCATGCTACAATGAACCTACCACAAGCAGCTGCTTGGTGTGGAATGACTAAAAAAGAAATCAAACAAACCTTTCGTGAATACCTAAAATATCATGCCCCAGACTATCAAATCTCTGAAAACTCCGTTGCGTTACCCAGGGGGAAAGAGCAGAGCTCTCCCTAAGATTTTTCAATACATTCCTGATCTGACTGATTACATTGAGTATCGAGAACCTTTCCTTGGTGGTGGTTCTGTGGCACTTGAAGTAACCAAGCGTTATCCTGGTATCAACGTATGGGTGAATGATCTTTACGAACCTCTGTATAACTTCTGGTGCATTCTTCGTGATCGCCCAGATGATCTGTATGAAACTCTGCGTGACGAAAAAAACTATTGTAATACTCCTGAACTTGCTCATGGTTTGTTCAATCAAATGAAAATTGAATTGAATACTCCAGAAACTCCAGATCTTTGGAGAGCATCAGCATTTTATATCATCAACAAGTGTAGCTTCTCTGGTCTGACTGAGAGTTCTTCGTTTAGTGCTCAGGCAAGTGAAAGCAATTTCTCTATGAATGGTATTGAAAAGATCCCTGGTTATGGAGAACTGATCAAAGATTGGAAGATCACTAACTACTCATATGAAAGTCTTTTGATGACCGATGATAAATCTGTATTTGTTTATCTCGATCCTCCTTATGACATTAAGGATAATCTCTATGGGCGTAAGGGATCAATGCACAAAGGATTTGATCACGATAAGTTTGCTGCTGATTGTGATAGGTATCTTGTTCATCAACTGGTTTCATACAACAATTGCAACCTAGTTAAGGAGCGGTTCCATGGGTGGACAGTTGGAGAATTTGCACACACCTACACCATGCGGTCGGTCGGATCGTATACAATAGATCAAGCAGAACGAAAGGAACTCGTCCTTTACAACTATGAAAATTAAAGTCCAACTCTACGTTGCTGGTCGCCTCTTCGATGAGATTGTTGAGGCGGCAAACTATCATGATGCTAGGGAGACAGCACTTGCTCGTAATCCCAAAGCTAAAGTTGTAAATGTAACTGCCGTATTCAAATGAATAAGTTATGGAGATTATGGGCAAAAGCACTAGGAAGGAAGGCGGTTGAAAATGACGGAGAAGCAGACAACGTTGCTTGTATACGGACTATTATATTTCTCACTTATCTCATTACTAACCTTTTTATTATTGCGGGGGTCATAAGACACTGGAATGACATACCAATTGAAAGATTACCTATACAGCATCAACCAATCAAAAAAGAATATTCTTGACGATGATGTAGATGCAGAGAAAGCATATCCACCTTACATTATCAATCGTTGTCTGAGTTCTTTTACAGATACCATCTTGTTTGTCAATGAGATGAATAAGAATTGCCATCTGCCAAAGAAACTTCAATATGACTTTTTACTAAATAGTGTCAAACCGAGGAAAAGATTTTCTCCTTGGGCGAAAAAAGATTCTATTGATTATCTTGAAGTAGTCAAAGAGTATTATGGTTATAATGACGATAAAGCACTCCAGGCACTTAGGATTCTCACCAAGGATCAGCTAGATCATATTACAAAGGTATTGAATAAAGGTGGAAAGAAATGAGTGTCGAAACTGAAATCCAGTGGAAGCAAGCTGATATGGTGGAAGTTATTCTGAACGAACCAGATGACTTTTTGAAAGTGAGGGAAACCCTGACAAGAATTGGTGTAGCTTCTCGTAAAGAAAAGAAGATCTATCAATCCTGTCATATTCTGCATAAGCAGGGTAAGTATTATATTGTTCATTTCAAAGAGCTTTTTGCTTTGGACGGTAAGAACACTAATCTATCTTTGAATGATGTGCAGAGACGCAATCGTATTATTCAACTCCTTAGTGACTGGGGATTGATTACGATTGTAACTCCAGATAAGATTGTTGATCTCGCTCCCCTCAATCAAATCAAAGTTCTTGCTTTCAAGGAGAAAGATGAATGGACTTTGGAGAGCAAATATAATATTGGACGCAAAAAAGCAGAATGATCAATGACATTGATAATGTTTTAGATAGTGCTTTTTGTAAAACAGTAACAGCAAACGGTCATCTTCATCGTTGGAAATCATGGGAAGCAAAAACTCCTTTTGCTCCAGTATTCGATGTTCCAATTTGGATTGATGATGTTAATAAAAAATTTGTAGATCAAATTTTTGAAGTCGTCAAACAAAATGACAGCGGAACATATAAAGATCTTTGGGAAAGCTATAATATTTTTAAATGGGAGCATCATGCTTTTAAAGCATTGAGAGCATCTATCTGGCATTCATATAACAATTATATGGATACTTTAAATTTGCCCAAAGAAAATGGAGATAGTTTATGGATACGTGGATGGGCTATCTCATTAAAACCTGGGGAAAGAGTTGGAAGGCATTGTCATTCTTACCATGAGAATACTTACCTTAGTGGAAATATAATGTTGAGCGATAATCAAACCACAACAGATTATTTAATTCCACATTTATCTTCTTATTATGGTCCATGGAAATGTAAAAATCTTCCAGGAAGAATGACATTATTTCCTTCATGGGTAGAGCACAGTGTTTCTGAAGTTGAGGAACAAAGATATTCTCTTGGATATGATTTATTTGATTATCACACAATGGAGTATATCTCAAAAAATAAAATCCTAGGAGATAAGTATCAAGAAACAATCATGCATTCAATACCACTAGGGTAAACCGTAGTATTCATGGGGGTTTTCATCACCCTCATTTTTTATGTTTGTCGTATAAGTATTAGTGTGATGCCGAATGGGTCACATGTAAAAGTCGCTTTTTAGGACAATGGTAACATTTAACTGGGAAACATATACACCTTATGGAATCGGATTCGATGAAGCATTCAATAGATTGGAAGCTATTGCAGGCGGTGGATCAAGCTACCCTCCTTACAATGTCATTAACGGAGATGATGGCAAGACCATACTTGAAGTCGCTGTGGCAGGATTTTCAGATGAAGATCTTGAGGTCGAAACTGAACGAAATGTTCTGACAATCAAAGGAAAACGATCAGACGATAAAGAAGTCAGATATGCCCACAAAGGTATCTCTAATAAATCATTTTCAAGGAACTGGCAACTAGCAGATAATGTAGAAGTTGAAGATGTAAAGTATCACAATGGGCTACTGACAGTTACATTAGTCAAAGAGTTGCCAGAGAAACAGAAGAAAAAGAAATGGTTCTAAATATTCGGGGCACTTGACGGTGCCCCTTTTTGATGCTAAACTAATATCACAATCACAATAATCTATGGCAGTATCAATTATTACATTGAAGACGGGTGACAGAGTTATCACTGATCTGAAGGAAGCCTTTGATGGCGAAGGCGAAGACAGGAAAGGTATTTGTCTCATCATGGATGAACCATATATTCTAAATCTTGCTGGCGAAAATCCCCAGTATTTGACTGAGGCATATGGTCAGGAGTATCAGGTTCGCTTTAGTAAGTGGAACCCATATTCTACAGACACGATGTTCAAAATTCCTTACGATTGTGTCATGACAATCAGTAATCCAGAACCAGGATTGCAGAAGGCATACGAACAAAAAATTGAACAAAAGAAAGAATTAGAAAAGGAACTTGAAGATGGAATTGAAAACTAATCATAGCGTTCGGGTAGTTACTCTTACTACAGCAGAACGTGTGCTTTGTCTATTTGGTGAAGTTCGTGATGACGAAGAAAAAGTAATTGGATATAGAATGTTGTATCCTTTCATTCTTGATTTGTCAGAAGCAAACGAAGATGGAACTATTCCGATTGAGTATCGTAGGTTCTGTCCTTACAGTCCAGTAGAAGAACATCGTCTTAGCGGTGATCATATCATCAGCGTTGTATTTCCAGACAATGGAATTCTTGATAATTACGTTGAGAAACTTGAAGAATTTGGTTTTCCCAAAGATCAAGTGTTTTTTGAAGAACAAACTGAGGAAGTAAATGGAGATAGCAGCGAACCTACTGAAGCTGGCGAATGAGTGGATCATCGCCCAAGTAGAACCAGTCGAAGGGGACACTTTGCCAGGTGACCCAGACGTGTGGTTGGTGGAACCATACGTGCTAGACTGTGAAGGTCAGATCAGTCCATGGGCTCCTCATGCTTCTGAGCGTGAATTCAACGTCAGGTCTTCGGACTTGACTGTTGTTACTAATCCAAGCAAATCTTTGCTTGCTCGTTATCTCGAATGTCTTGAATGAAGTTTTACACAAACGTTGAACAAGCTGGCAATCGTTTGCTGGTGCGTGGTTATGAAAATGGCAATCGCTACAGCGTGAAGGTTCCTTTCAACCCCACGCTGTATTTGCCTACAAAGAATTACTCTGAGTGGCGAACCCTAGAGGGTGACTGTGTGGAACCACATAAGTTTGGTTCTATCTCTGAGGCACGAGAGTTTGTAAAACAATATCAAAACGTAGAAGATTTTGAGATCTATGGCAACACCAGATTTCTCTATCAATACATTGCTGAAGAACACCCAGAAGAGGAAGTCAAGTTCGACAGCTCTAAGGTCCGTGTATTTACCATTGATATTGAGACCGCTGCCGAGAACGGATTTCCAGACATTGAAACTGCCGATCAGGAGATCCTTGCCATCAGTATCAAGGACAGCTTCACTGGTCGCATTACTGTGTTCGGGGCACAACCATTCAATAACACAGACCCCATGGTGGATTACATGCATTTCCGCCATGAAGAAAGTATGTTGGGAGCATTTCTTGACTTCTGGCAAACAAACTATCCAGATGTGATCACTGGTTGGAACGTACAGCTATTCGATATGCCGTACATTCATAACCGTATCAATCGTGTGCTGGGGGAGAAATTCACCAAACTTCTCTCGCCATGGAAACTTGTATCCACCCGTGAAATCTTTATCAAGGGTCGTAAGCAGTTTGCTATTGACACGCTTGGTATCTCTACGCTGGATTATCTGGAACTGTATAAGAAATTTACTTATACAAACCAAGAGAGTTACCGTCTGGATCACATCTGCGAAGTAGAACTTGGTGCCAAGAAACTAGATCACAGTGAGTTTGATACCTTCAAGGAGTTCTATGAGAACGACTGGCAGAAGTTCATTGAGTACAACATTCATGACGTTCGCCTGGTGGATCAATTAGACGACAAGATGAAGTTGCTTGAACTGGCATTCACGATGGCATACGACGCCAAGGTGAATTATGAAGATGTGTTTAGTCAGGTTCGCATGTGGGATAACTACATATATGTGGAGCTGTTGAAACGCAACGTTGCTATTCCTCCCAAAAAAGAAGCAACCAAAGACGCAAAATATGCGGGGGCGTATGTCAAGGAACCGATACCTGGGTTTTATAATTGGGTGGTCAGTTTTGATCTCAATAGCCTGTATCCCCATCTTATTATGCAGTACAACATTTCGCCCGAAACACTCAGGGAAACTCGCCATCCCAGCGCATCTGTTGAAAGGTTCCTAAACAAAGAGATTGCTATTGAAGGTGAGGATTGTGTTGCTGCCAACGGCGCACAGTATCGCAAAGACATTCATGGTTTCCTGCCTCAGATGATGCAGAAGATGTATGACGGTCGTGTGATCTACAAGAAGAAGATGCTTGCTGCCAAGCAGCAGTATGAGAAGACACCTACTGTGGAACTCATGAAAGAGATTGCCCGCTGTAATAATATTCAGATGGCAAAGAAGATCTCTCTGAACTCTGCCTATGGTGCCATCGGTAACGAACACTTCCGATATTACAAACTGGCAAATGCTGAAGCAATCACTCTATCTGGTCAGCTCTCGATCCGCTGGATTGAGAACAAAATGAACCAGTATCTAAATAGGGTGTTGAAGACAGACAATGTTGATTATGTAATTGCTTCTGATACTGATAGCATCTACCTGTGTCTAGATGCCCTCGTCAAGAATGTCTTTGGAGATAAACTACCAGAGAAAGAGAAGGTGGTTACTTTCCTTGACAAGGCATGTCAATCACAGATAGAACCTTTCATTGAAAAGTCCTATCAGGAACTGGCAGAGTATGTGAATGCTTATGACCAGAAGATGCAGATGAAACGAGAGAACATCGCTGACCGTGGTATCTGGACTGCGAAGAAACGATACATTCTAAATGTATGGGACAGTGAAGGTGTGCGATATGCCCAACCCAAAATGAAAATCATGGGTCTTGAAACTGCTAGGTCTTCAACTCCAGCATACTTCCGAGACAAATTGTATGAAGCCTTCAAGATTATTATCGGCAAGACAAATGATGAACTCATCAATTTCATCAATGTTGTCCGTGATGAAACTAGAAAGCGACCCTACGCAGAAGTCGCTTTCCCTAGAGGCATCAACAATCTGGCAAAGTATCGCCACCCCTCAGAGATCTATAAGAAAGGAACCCCCATCCAAGTAAGAGGTGCTTTGCTCTACAATCATTATGTCAAAAAATATAAGATTGAGAACAAGCATCCTCTAATCCAGGAGGGAGAGAAAATCAAATTCATGTATCTTAAGACACCCAATCCAATTCACGAGAACTGTATTAGCTTCTTTGGTGATCTCCCACAGGAGTTTGGACTTGAGAAGTATGTAGATTATCAGACACAATTTGAAAAATCTTTTCTCGAACCGCTCAAAAATGTGCTACAATGTATTGGATGGAAATACGAAAAAGTCATCACAATTGGGAGCTTCTTTGAATGAACGTCTGGGTTGTGACTTGGACCAATCATGTTGTAGGACAGATTGATCCAGATAATATTAAATTCTTTGATGAATATGAAACCGCTAGAGCATTTGCTAAATTGATGAGTAACAATTACTCCTATGTAAACATGTATGAAGATGAGGTAAAACAATGGGATTCCTAGATAGTGTAATCAAAGAGAGCGGCAATGAGTTTGCTGGTTTTGTTAGTGAGGGGGTTGCTGCTGGCGACATTACATCTTACGTTGACACTGGTTCTTATATTTTCAATGCCGTGGTTAGTGGTTCGCTTTTTGGTGGGCTTCCTTCCAACAAAGTCACTGCCCTGGCTGGAGAATCAAGCACAGGTAAGACTTTCTTTGCTCTGTCTGTCGTTCGTAATTTCCTTGCTGCTAATCCTACTGGTGGAGTTATTTACTTTGAAAGTGAATCTGCTATTTCTCGTGACATGATTGAAAGTCGTGGCATTGATAGCAAGCGTATGATTATCATGCCAGTGGGAACGATTGAGGAGTTCAGGACACAAGCTTGTCGTATTCTTGACAAGTATATGAAAGAACCAAAGGATGAGCGTGTACCCATGCTGTTTGTTCTTGACAGTCTTGGTATGCTTTCTACCAATAAAGAGATGGAAGATGTTGCTAACGACAAACAAGTTCGTGACATGACCAAATCACAACTGATCAAAGGTGCGTTTCGTGTGCTGACCCTTAAACTAGGTCAGGCAAATGTTCCTATGATTGTCACTAACCATACCTATGACGTGATCGGTTCCTATGTTCCTACAAAAGAGATGGGTGGCGGTACTGGATTGAAGTATGCTGCTTCTACTATCATCTATCTTAGTAAAAAGAAAGAAAAGGATGGTACTGAAGTTGTTGGTAACATTATCAAGTGTGAGGCAAAGAAGTCCCGTCTAACCAAGGAAGGTAGTAAAGTTGAAACCAGATTATATTTTGATGAACGTGGATTGGACCGCTATTATGGATTACTGGAGCTGGGTGAGGAACACGGAGTATTCACCCGTAAAGGAAATCGTATCGTTGTTGGTGAATCCGCTGTTTATCCTTCCGTTATTCTTGCTGATCCCGAGAAATACTTTACCGAAGAAGTAATGGCACAACTTGAAGAAGCAGCACGTAAAGAATTCTCCTATGGCAATTGAACGTATTGAAGAAACTATCTTGCGTAATCTTCTCTTCAACGAGGAGTATTACCGCAAGGTAGTTCCATTTCTAAAAGCAGATTATTTTAACGAATACCATGAACGCATTTTATTTGAAGAGGTTGCTGACTTTGCCAGTAAGTACGACAAAGTACCTACTCAAGAAGTTCTCTCAATCAATTTACAATCTAGAAACGACCTTACAGAAGACACATTCCAAAGTTCGTTATCTACACTCAAGTCCCTTGGAGACGAATGGGTTGATTTCAACTGGCTCCTCGATGCCACAGAGAAGTGGTGTCAGGACCGAGCAATCTACCTTGCCCTCATGCGGTCTATCAAGATCGCAGATGGAGGCGATAAAAAACTATCAAAGGATGCGATACCAGGCATACTCCAAGAGGCCCTGGCAGTATCGTTCGACGAACACATAGGCCACGATTACATTGAACAAGCAGAAGACCGATATGATTTCTACCACCGCAAAGAAGAAAAGATCCCGTTTGATCTTGATAAATTCAACTTCATTACGAAAGGTGGTTTGCCTAACAAAACTCTCAACATCGCTCTTGCTGGTACGGGTGTCGGCAAATCTTTATTCATGTGCCATGTGGCTGCTGCCGCCCTCACTCAGAACTACAACGTTCTCTACATTACATGTGAAATGGCAGAGGAGAAAATTGCTGAGCGAATTGACGCAAACTTACTGAATGTCAATGTCAAAGATATTGCTGAACTACCTGAAGTTCTCTTTACTTCCAAGGTCCAAGAGATCGCTAGGAAGACAAGAGGCAAACTTATCATCAAAGAGTATCCCACAGCAAGTGCCCACGTCGGACACTTCAAGGCATTACTCTCAGATCTTTCCTTGAAAAAGGATTTCAAACCTGATATAATTTTTGTTGATTATCTAAACATCTGTGCTAGTGCGAGGTATAAAGGTGCCATTGTTAATTCGTACACGTATGTCAAAGCGATTGCTGAAGAGCTGCGTGGTCTTGCTGTGGAGAACAATGTACCTATTGTCTCTGCTACTCAAACTACTCGCAGTGGTTATGGTAATAGTGATCCTGACCTTACCGATACTTCTGAGTCTTTTGGTCTTCCTGCCACTGCTGATTTTATGTTTGCCCTTATCAGCACTGAGGAACTTGAACAACAGGGTCGCATCATGGTCAAACAACTTAAAAACCGATACAACGACCCAACTACCTCACGAAAATTCATGGTGGGAATTGACAGATCCAAGATGAAGCTGTATGATGTAGCAGACGATGCTTCTGCTATCAGCATAGATGCTGAAGATCCTGGTGAAGACTTCGCACAATTTCAACAAACACAAAACCGACTATCTAAATTTGCTGAGTGGAATGTATGACTATTGATTTCAAACGTTATGAACAGTTTGTGGATGCTGTTACTTCAGATGCTTCTACGGACTTTGTTGCCCTTTCTGATCGCCTCGTTGAACTTGATCGTAAGGGTGCCAATATTGAACGACTGCTTACTGCTGGCGTCGGTATTAATGCTGAGGGTGGTGAGTTTCTGGAGATCATTAAGAAAATGATTTTCCAAGGCAAACCATTCAACGAAGATAACCGAGAGCATATGATCATTGAACTTGGTGATCTGCTCTGGTATGTCGCTCAAGCAACGCAAGCACTTGGAATTTCATTTGAAGAAGTGCTTGAACGAAATGTAAAGAAGCTTGAGAAGCGATATCCTGGTGGTCAGTTTGATATCTACTATAGTGAAAACCGAGAAGAGGGTGACCTCTAATTATCAAC